GAAACATCTACTGTCAGAGACAATATTGTTAAAGTTGCTAAGCAACTTAACTACACTCCTCGTAGTGTAAAGTCTCCAAAAGCGTTTGTGACAGTAAGAATACAAACTTTAATCGGTGCAAATGGTCTAACTTACCCTGAGCAGGTTACAATTAACAAGGGTGACTCATTTAGTGCTGAAAATAACTTTGATGACTATATTTTTACAATTCTAAGTCAAGTCCAAGCACCTGTTGACCAAACAACTGGTATTGCAACCTTTAAATGCGTCTCAGCGTATCAAGGTAACCTTCTTAGCTACTCGTTTATTGTTAATAACACTAAAAAACAAGAATACATCGTTCCTAGTGAAGATGTAGACACTGAAAGGATGATTGTTTACATTTCTCCTTCTGTGCAATCGTCAGAAATCGATATTTACAATAAAGCAGACTCTTCTGTTAACCTAGACGGCAATTCTCGTATTTACTTCCTTGAAGAAGTTGATGATTTACGTTATAAGGTAATTTTTGGAGATGGCGTCTTAGGAAGAAAGTTAGTTGACGGTGAATTCGTAAAAATTGACTATGTAAGGACTATAGGAAAGGAAGCTAATGGTGCGAGGGATTTTACTTTCATTGGTACTGCTGTTGATAGCGAAGGACGTATCATCGGGAATAATGCAATCACTGTCACAACCGAAAATGAGGCAGCAGACGGGGAAGATAGAGAAACTCCCGTATCAATCAAGTATAATGCCCCAAGATTGTATACAACCCAAAATAGAGCAGTAACAGAAAGAGATTTTGAGAATCTAGTAAGACAACTCTACCCACAATCACGATCTGTGGTTGCATATGGTGGTGAGAAGTTGAATCCTCCTGTTTATGGAAAAGTATACGTTGCAGTTAGACCCAAGACTGGATCTAAGTTAAATGAGACTACAAAAGTCAGAATTAAAAACCAATTAAAGGACTATTCGATCGGTGCTATCGATCCAATCATCATTGATCCTACAACTCTCTATGTTATTCCTAAGTCTTACGTTTACTATAATGGTAATGACACTAATCTGTCTGCTAATGACCTAAGAACTAAAGTGTTGAAAAACATTGACGACTATAACGCTCAAAATGCTGCAAATAGATTCAACAACAGATTTGAAGGATCTAAGTATGCAGGTGTAGTTGACAATGCAGATCCTGCTATCTCTGGTAGCACGACTCAACTCACTCTAGGACAGAATTTAGACGCATTCCAATTTGGTCAAGTATTTAACCAGTGTCTTGACTTTAACAACCCTCTCTTCCGTCCTGGCGACTTCTCAGGGACACCTGAGGACTCTAATGGAGATGGAAGCGGAGATGGCACAGGAGGTAATTGTAAACCAACCTTCTCTGTCGTAAAATCTGGCACCTTCTATGCTACTGGTTACACAGAAAGTCTTTTAAACAACGCAAACTTAACTAGTGGCGTTGTCCAAGTGGATACTGCAGTCTTTGACTCTAATACCGCACAAACTCTTGTCCCTGTAAATCTAAGGGATGATGGTAATGGCAATATGATGCTTGTTACTGTCAGAGATGAAGCAGAAGTAATCCTTAACAATAACGTCGGATCAGTCAACTATAACACTGGTGAAGTGTGTATAGGACCTCTTAATGTAGCACTGACTCCTGACGATACTAACAGAATTCCAGTGGTTGTCTACCCTAGCGGTGGATCTATTGAGCCTCCATCAGGCACAGACCCAATTATCTTCAACCCAGATGTAAATCCTATAGATTATACTGTCAATGACTTGTCAGTCCCTATCTTTGATCCTAACAATTTCAGTGGATTTAACTTTGGCGGTGGAGAGCTAAATATACTTGATTACCCCACGGATAGTTTCACTTATCCCGAATTAGAAGAGTGCTTCTAAGATATGTCTAGAGTTAATGTTTCTGACAGAGTTGAGCAACAACTCCCTGATTTTATACGGCAGGAAGATCGTCAGTTCGTACAATTACTTCAAGAATACTACAAGTCACAGGAGAAAGTCGGTAGACCATACGACATTCTTAACAATATACTCGATTATCTTGACATTGACACTTATCAGTCAAATGTCTTAACATCTGAGACAACTGTGCTACAGGCGATCGGTCTTAATGACACCGAGATCGTCGTGGAGGATATTGACGGTTATCAGGAGCGTAACGGTAGCATTAAGGTTGATAATGAGATTCTCTATTACGAATCAGTAACTAGAGGTCCTGATGCTATCATGACACCAGGTATTTCACCTGCTGAGTTTAAAAAGAAAGAGCAAGCACTAGAAAATCCATATAACCTATTTGATGGAGTCCGTACTTCATTCCCACTTAAGTTTCAAGGCACTCCTGTAACTCCTGCGTCTGTAGATCACCTTGTAGTTACTGTATATAACCAAACTCTACGTCCTACCATTGATTACACTGTCAATGGCACAAACATCATCTTTACAACTCCTCCCAGATCACCCTCTGGTGGAGATGATCAAAGTTTTACACAAATTAAGTATCTGATCGGTTTTGCTGATAAAACCATCGTTACTATGGATCCTATTCCTGTTAGTGAATGGGAAGGCACCAAATATTATCCTCTAAGAGTAGGTGGTAGAGCATATACTCCTATTTCTGACGTTGCTCTAGTTGTAAACCGCACAGGACAACTACAGAAACCTTTTGAGCAGTTTAATGTCTATCAAGATACTCTAGTTGCTAAGTTTGCACTTGGTAGTGCTGATACTCTTCATATTAGAGCGATTGAGTTTGTGCCTGCCTCATTTGGTAGCGGTGCAACTGCAGTTTGTAATGTACTTGAGAATAAGATTGATACTATTCTAGTTAAAGAAGGTGGAAAGGGATATAGACTTGATTTTGCTCCTAGAGTAAACATTCAGACTGCTACTACTGGTGAATATGCTACTGCACAAAGTTTGGTTGCAGGAACCTTTGGCGCTTATACCCTTCGATTATTCCCAGAAAGTTATGCTGGTTATGCATCCATACTTGGTATTCTACTTTTGGTAACAGCTTATATAATAAATATTCTAGGAAA